TCCTTGTCCTCTACCTGGCCTGTAATTATAGTAACTATCCCCAAGATTAACCCAACAAGTTCCATCATCTGTGAGCACATTTTTCACCTCTCTGAATACTTTGACTAACTGTTCAATAAACTCTTCTGGTGTTTGTTCCTGTCCTATCTGTGAATCTTCTCCACCATAGTTTCTTAGACCGTAGTATGGTGGAGATGTAACACATACCCTAGCACTCTGTGGTAGAAATGCACATAGAGTCTCTCTACAGTCACCATAGAGTATGGTATCTTTCATTTAGTTTGCTCCGATACGATTGCCTTTAACCTACCATCCTCTACAGTAATATTGATGTGATGTGCAAAATCAGCCTTAGAATCTAAGACCTTAATATCTATTGCACCACCTTCACCATAATATGTGATATGAAATCTATCAGCACTTATATCCCATTGGTCGGGATTCTTGGCATGTTTATATACAGGATTTGAGTGCTTATCCTCATATCCTTTTACCCACTCAGTCATGTTGCCCTCCATGCCACATAGCATATGAAACCTAATCCTAATAGTATTGCAAAAGGAATAGGAAAGAATGGTAATACTAACATAGCATGTATCACCTGTATAAGAATGATACCATAGAATATCCACATTATCCACATCCCAATCTTATTATGTCGGGAACCTCTCTTGTATGGATGGCAACCACTAGGGCCTCTATCCCATCCATCTACCATGTATTCTGTTGTAGGGATTTCTTTTTTCATTTTGTTACCACCGATGTTGCTGCTTCACCCTTGTTGAAAATAGTATCAACAACGGCCTCTACTTTACGTGCAGTAGAGACACCAACCTTAGAGTAAACTGGAACACATACTAAACCGTATGCCTTATCAGTTGCCCCCTTGCGGATCACTCTACCGATTGTTTGACTGATACCGATATAATCCATAGATCTTAAGAACAAGACGGCCTCAAGACCATTTACATTGATACCTTCAGATAATATACTATGATGTAGAACTACAAACTTAGTATAATCATCCTTACCCCACTGATTCAATACCTCAAAGAACTTGTCTCTCTTAACTTTCTTACCATTAATAAATGCACCAGTCTTTGCAGTAATATACATCCAATTATAACCACGTTCTCTTAACTGACAACAAAAGTCAGTCTGTGATACTAGGTTGGTGATCTGTTTAGTTGACTTGGCACATATCAATACCTTATCTTTCTGTAAATTATCAATAGAGTTTATCATCTGCTCACAATCCTTATCAGCAACCAACTCATGCTTATTAAGTAAACGTGACTCATATACTTCTACCTTTGGTGGTAGAATGTAACCTTGATCTACTAAGTGTGGTGCTGGTACTTGACATATAACCTGACCATATACCTTACTATTATTCATTCCTGCCTTGAAAGGAGTAAGGCTATGCTTAGGAGTAGCAGTAAAGAAAAAGCACCGACGGCTATTTGTAGTTGCAAAAAATTCAACAGAAGGATAAAAATTTCTTTGGACACTATTATGGGCCTCATCAAAATAAACTACATCAACTACAATACCACTCTCTTGTATTCTGTGTAATGAATGGTATGTTGTAAAGATTAACTGATGTGCATTAGACTCAAAACATAAGAAGTTATGGTATCTAATGTCAGATACTTTGGTTGAAGAGAAATGCTCAGTCTCACCACTATGAACGTGCATGACTCTTACATCGTTAAACTCTCCTGTTTCCAAGAACTCAGAACATAGTTGCTCTGCTAATAGGATACGTGGAGCAACCACGACAATGGTTGCCATCTCTGTGGTGTGGAATCTTTTCTGGGCATCCTCAATCATACACATGGTCTTACCACCACCTGTAGGAACGATAACCTGCCCCTTGACATTATTCCACATCGCAGTAACAGCATCAACTTGGTGTGGACGTAATGGCATTAATGTTTTGTAACTGAATGTATTATACTTGCTTTATAGGATTTGTTCAAGAGGTGATGTGACAGCTGCTATTCTGTCCTGTATGATCTTACAATACTCTTCTGATAGTTCAACCCCAACTGAATTAACCTCTAAGTCTTTAGCTGCAATGAGTGTGGTTCCTGAACCAGCAAAAGGATCATAAACTGTTCCCCCTTTAGGTGTCACTAACTTAATAAGATATTTCATCAGTTCCATATTCTTGACAGTCGGGTGGTCATTTTCAATCGTGCGATTATGTGTTCTCTCTTTTACTGAACTCTTGGTCGAATAGAAGAATCGACTTGCCGTTCCTTCATCACAGTATGTGGTATCTCCTATGTATCCACCTCCACCAAATACTCCACCACCATACTGTCTGCCCTGATAATCCTCTACACCATAGTTTCTATTCCAACCATTACCTCTCTCACCATACTTAGCAAACTGTTCTTCTACCTCATCACTACCATCATGTAGTACATTACCTGCCCATCTTCCAGACTCTAACCTACTCTCTTCTATATTAATTCCACCCACACCATGCTTCTGAAAGTTCTTAACTATTGTCTTCTCTGATATAGGTTTCTGTGCCAATAGTATAGGTTCATAACAAGGTTTAAGGCCTGTTCCCCATCCTTCCCAATTAGGATCTTTCTTACCTATATTCTGACTCTTGGGCATCCCTTGACCATATAACCACATCAATACATCTCTAATCTTAAGACCAGAATCTTCAACTGCACATGTCAGTCTATGAAATGTCTTTGATGCACCAAAGATTAACAAATATCCACCAGGTTTTAATGGTTTAGATATAGATTCCCATGTAGATTTCTGAAAGGCAATACAATTCTGATATGAATCCCAATCATTGCCAAGGTATTCAATTCCGTATGGTGGATCAGTAACTACGGAGTCAAACTGACCTTCATACGAATCTGAAAACTTTACACAATCATCATTGTGATACTTTGTTACGATCATTACGCAATTCCTTTCTTTGGTTGAATTTCTTTCTTTTTGCTCTTTCCATTCTTTCTAAAGCATCTTCATCAATCCAATCTAACTTATCCAGTATATCATCTTTATTCTGAATTGTATAGTCTTTATCTTGATTAAAATATTTCACAAATCTTGCTTTTGTCAACATCGTCTGTCCTGTTCCCAAATCAGTATTAGTATAGTCAAGATGTTCATATAGATTAAAAAGACATACCTCTTGTGTTAGACCATTAATCATCAATATCCAGTATGAATCTATTTCTCCATCATAAAATTTCTTATATAATCTATCCCAAGCACACATGTTTGGTTGTCCACCTTTAACACAACTAAACTTAATATTAACCTTATTACTACGATTAAATAAGAAATCTGCCATTGCTCTATCAGCAGTTGGTTCAGTAAATCTTATCTTGTCCCTCTTCCTAAATTTCTGTACCAAAGTGGTTTCCAAATCTTCACCACTTCTATGACCTTTCTCTTTCTTACCATCATGAGGGTCGAAGTTAATCTCTTCTAAAACAGATGGGAGAAACTCCTCAGTAAGAGAAAGAATATACTGTTGATCTTCTCTTGAAAGCATGATGAAAATTGTTGATGACCATATTATAACCCACCCTACAGGCAAATGCAAGGTGGGTGAACCAGTTCCTCAACTGTCCCTTTAATAAATTATAGAGCTCCTCGTACAAACCATACAAAGGTATGTATAATATTTCAAGCCTGAATCCATCCCCATGTAGTTGCAAGATATTTTGTTCCTCCTATAGGTGGATTACCCCTGTGAGTATGTGTATAACTACAAGGAAATATTAATACATCTCCAGCTACTGCATTTTCTCTTCTATTTTGATATAAAAATTCAGTCTCTCCACCTTCAAAATCATCATTTAGATATACCTGAACAACAAAATGTCTTCGAGAGGTTTCTACTGAACGATTCTCAAAGTGCCACTTATGAAACCCTCCACCTTGAGGAATTTTTTTTAATTTGCAATCATATAAGAGATATTTACATCCCGCAAGAACACTAAATCTTTGAAGATAATGAAAAACACAAGGTTCTATTTTGGGTAAAAGTCTTTGTGCAAGTGGGCCGGCACTTGGTAAATCTAAAGCATAGTCACTACCAGCCGTTAAGCATATAGTCTTATTATCTTCAAAATGCTTATTATCTTTCTTATCATATAAATGTCCTCCTTCCTCTAAGTTATTAATACCTTTAATTATTCTTTCTAGTTCTTCTTTAGTAAAAACACCATCATAACGTGTTATTAAATCATATTCAGTTGCCATAATAATTCTGTAATATTAATGTATGTATAGTTTTCATATTGTAGCATAAAAATCACATGATGGTCTTAATAGTTCTTGAGCTCTTTTTATATCCTCACTGCTTAACGGATTATAGTCTATGCTATTTTCATGTATATTAACCATCTTTATATTTTTCATTTCTATGAAATCTGTAAGTCTATTACATTCTTGTTGATTACCAAAGAACTTCTCTGTAGATAAACAAATCACTTCATCAAATACTCTCCTAAACTTATCATTAACATCTGAGTAAAGAGTTTGGCACTCTTTATTATTAATATAATAATAAAATATTTCTAGGGGAGAACTTTTACTCCATTCCTGAGCCATTAACTGCGAATAAGAATATAATCTGGCAACTGGTTCCCGAAATAATAAAATGATCTTTATATTACAATCTAATGATTTTTTTATCTTTTCTAAAAACCTTTCAGAAATCCACCAGTAAGATTGACTAAAATCAAATCGTTGTTGGGCAATATACTCTGAATAAGTATCTAATGAATATGGTGAATGTAACCCTAATCTTCTTTCATTCATCTCAATCATATAATTACAAAATCTTTCACTCATTGACTCTGGATAAAATGAAGGGTAATCAGTTTCATTAGCTAATACTGATAAGTAATGAGGTTCTTTAAATCCTTGTAGACCTAACAACTTCCATAAAGAGGTAGTGCCTGATCTTGGTAAACCAGGAGATAAAACTAAAGTTTGTTTCATAATTCTACTTCAGTATCAAGTTTAACATCAAGAAAAAGAAATGTCATAGGTTTATCGGAAAGATTGTGTCCTTGATGAACTACATCCATAACAGGATGACATTGATATTTTCCCTGTTCCCAATATATTTTTTTACCACGCATCCAAGTCATATAACATTTCTCACTATCAGGAATACTCAAAGGTATTTGTATTCTTTTGTACATATCACTATAAACATTAGGATCTAAATGTGGTTTTAATATAGTTCCTGCATCAAATATAGTATAAGAAACATACAAAATATCATCATCTTCCATAATATCAATAATTCTTTGAGTCATTAAGTTTCTACGAATATTTACATTTTTACGCACAAATTTTAGACCACAAATGTAAATATCCTTATTAGAATATCCCTTAGTGGTTGGAGCTTTCTTCACTGGAAACTCTTTGTCTTTAGCCCAGTTATATAAATCTATTAAATCTTTATTACTTATCATAGTAATGAATATATGGATTATGTGGTAGTGTATGATAAAACTTCACTATTGTATCATTCCCACTATATTTTATCTTAAAATGAAAATGAAACTTATCTAGTGAATAACTATCAAATAATCTATCAGAAAAATTAAAATTATCTATCTCAAAATTATCCAATAATATATCTCGTATCTTAAAATAAGTTTCCTTTGATTGAACTGGCATTACTTCTATATTAATAGACTCATCAATAAATCTACCATCACCAGTAAAATCACCTGCCAATATAATATCATAATATAATCCCTTAAGTAACTTTATAGTGGAGAGAGTCTTCTTAAAATAAACTGAGTTAAACTTCTTATAGGTATTAAGATAAAAACCACACTTAAAACCAAAAGTAAATGGTATTTTTCTTGTAAAGTATATCACAGGAAAATCAACATTTATATTAAAATAATCTCGTACACTTTCTCTCATGTACTCATCAATACTTTTTCTTAAGCAAGAAACATGAAGAAAATTACCTTTTGATTCTACGGTTATAGCCCGTTCATAGTCCAATAAATCTATATCTATTTTTGATAACTCTTGGTCAATTATATAATGAGATGTATCTACATCAAAATTATTTCCAAAAGTATCCACACAAAAATGATGAGAGAGATGATCTCCCTTAGTAATCTCCCTCTCAGCCATTTCATATCTAATCATCACCAATCCTTTGACTTTGCATTAGGCATCCTTTTCCCTGATCCATAATATAACCACATTGTACCAGCATATCTTTTACCCCTTGTAATCTCATTAACTTGATGATAGAACATCCAATTAGAAGGAAATATAATAATATCACCCATTGAAGGATGATATGATTTATCTGTACATGTAAAAACTAAATCTCCACCATCATAATCCTTTGCATCACTAAAATAAAAATTACACGTTAATATATTCTGTCTTCTTAGAAACCAATGTGGAAAGATTTCACCAATAATATCATCATGATGATACTCAAATCCTGAGTGTTCATTATATCTCCTCAGAATCATCTCAGAACAATGAAAAGACTTAGTATTATAATATGACCAATTAAAGGCTCTAACTTTACTAGAATACTCCTTTAATCCATCTACAAATATTCTGTCTTGAACATCTTTTATATGAGGAATGTCTGGATCAAAATAAGTATCAGCATAATCATTTACAAGTCCATCAGTATAAGGAGAAGACTTATCTTTCTCCAAACTGTCTAAGGATTCCATTATGCTTGAACAATATTTCTTATCAATAAATGATTCAAGATACAAAATATGATCGGATAGATTTAGATTAAATCTTCCACCTTCTATTTCATTAAGAACTTTTTGTTTGTTATCAGATAATTTTAACACTTTTCGAAAATAAATGTACTGAGTCCTATATCATTTAGAACATGGGTTAAATTCTTTTTAAGATATTTCGCACTAATCTCTAATGTACGAATATGGGGTGTCTTCTCCTCTTTAGATAGTTTACTCAAATTACCCAACCAATAATCTAATGTGGGTTTAAGAGCATAATCATAGTGTTCTTCTTCAAAAGTTAATTTAAAATCAAACTGTTCAAAAATAGATATTAACTCTTCTTTTCTATACATATTCATCATCCAAGCATCAGAATATTTTTTATGAGGATATCCAACATTTTTCAAATGATATTCTCGTAGTATAATCTTATTAGAACAATCAGATATATTATATAATACTTTACCTGGATTTGATAGATGACAAAATGATTCTATGAATAAACATATATCAAAAGTATCAGTTGGATGATAATTATGTAAGTCATCCTGTATAACATCAATAGGTACATTCTTTTGAATGTAATCATACTGAACCTTAGATACAGTCACTCCCGTTATATCACAATTTAAATCTTGTAATAATGCTTTTGCAGGCCCACCCCAACCACATCCACAATCTAATATCTTTGAGTTCTTATCAATAAATTGATACAGATACTCAACAGAATTATATAATATATCCCCTTCACCCCAACCTACATGATAATGAAGGTCTTCACCTATGACTTTCTTCCATACTTCAGGTGAAGTATCATCATAGAATTTATTTACACTTTCTCTAGCAAAGATAGCTTTAGAATTATTCATCTTTTTATATCCAATATTAAATTAATACGATCTTTATCTGTATTATTCCATGCGGTATGCTCAAAGAAATCATTAAAACCTAAACATTTACCGTTTTCCCACTTCCTTTCTTCACCTTTAACACAAAATTTAATATCACCTTCAGGAACATCTAATCCTAAATGAATTCTTCTAATCTTTCTATCTCCTCTATGTAATGGTAAAGAACGACCAGCAGGTAACTTAGCAATCTGAACTGATATAACTTCAGAACGATCTTCTAAAAATTCAATAGTTTTATTAAAGAATTTAGTACATATTGGTGTTGGTTTTAAACTAGTCTTAATCTCTTCCTCATTTCTTTTATGAAATGAAGCATATTTGGGATAAAATATTTTAGTGGCTAATAAGACAGATTCCCATATACTATTCTTATTCATATACATCCCATACCAACTATGAGACTTCTTGTATATACCAAAATCTTTATCATCCAACGAATCCTTTACTTCCTCCAAATTTTCAATATATTTAGTTGCAGGTGTATCTTTCTTCAACATCTTTAACGATCCCTCATGCCCTTTTGTCCAAAATTGAGAGTTTTCATCATGATCATTATTTACTTCATCAACAAAATTAAATTTATTAAATTCATCAAGAATAGTTAAATAATTATCTTCTAGTATTCTACAAACTTCATACTTAGATGTATCAAGATAACTCATAGTCAATATGTAATATTTTTAAGGGAAATGGTCTAGTAGAAAACTGATATGTATGTTCCTCATTACCAAAATTAGTTAATTGAGGTGAATTAATAGGAACTTCTTTACCTGCAATCTTTAGTATAGCATCTTCTGGGATATTGTCATAGAATATAATATTTCTATAATCTTTATCATAAGTCCATGGATCTCGATGAGGATCTACTGGGCCTAATGCCTCTATGTAATGAACAGTATATATTCTATCATCAGAAAATAATTTAGTCAATTCCCCAAATATATCTGATCGTACATACCCACTACCAATAGCCTCATACTTACTACTATCTATATCCATATCATTAACTTTTATATTCTTATAATGTTCACATGCTACTTGCATATCCTTCTTAACTTTAAGATATAAAAATCTACACTTAAACATTTCTGTATTATTATTCATAATACGATAACTCATTCTATGAGAGAACTTTCTTAAGGTTGGATTGTCTCCCGTATCACAGTTATATACAAACCATTTCTCATTATCACAATTCAACTTATCTAAGAACTGTTGAATAAGGTTTTTATTGTTTACTAATTCTTTCATATATTATAATTATACTCACCGTAAATACTATCATATCTAAATGGTACTCTATAAGCTATTCTATCCCCACAAGATTCTTTATTCATAGTTCTTCTGTGCATAGTAATACTATTATCAAATAATACTATATTTTGATCATTCTCCCACCAATAATCTAATATATATTCTTCCTTAAAAGATTCTTCTCTCAATCTATCTCGTAGTTTATCACTCTCTTCTTTAGACATACCATCAATATAATCAAATGTATTAATTCCCAAATGTAATCCAACTATGCCAGATGGACTTTTTATAACTAAAGGAATTTTAGCATTTGGTTCAGGACAAAATCCAAGTTTATAAACTTCTTCTTGGTCTGGAACTGGAGTTGCATAAACTTTAGAATCCACATAGTTATGAACCACATTCATTTCCTTTAACTCTGATTGAAATGAATCTGATAAACTCTCAAAATAATCAGCCGATTGAAGGAATCCTGTTGCAGTTCCTCCCATAGATTGATAACCCATTAAAGCAATTCCAGGAACAAAATCTATCTTACCAGAATCATTAGAGTGCCATTGCAATTCACCATCCCCAAATGCACCTAGAGGAAGTCCACGTTCATCTTTAAGAGCACTAACTCTTCTTAAATAAGGATACTTAGGATCAATAGTGATATTCCAAAAAATCTCAACTGTTTTTTTCTTTAAACGGAAATGTTTCCGATCTCGTTCAGTAGTTCTTTCTCCATTTCCTATATCATTTATTAACTTATAATATTTCTCGTAATGTAATTTTTTATCCAATCTAATAATAGTAACCAGAGAATTTGCATGGATATGTTTAACCTCATTCCATTCATCAGACGTTACATGTTCAAGATCTATCCCTTCTATAATAGCTCCGTATGATCCAAAACCATCTACATCTTTAACTAACATAATTTTCTAAAAACTCCAATAATTCCATCTTTAAGATCAATGTCATATGATTTTCCTTGTTGTAATTTGGCATAATCCAATCTTCTAAGTTCTTTCTCATTAACAATAGGATTACCATCAAAACATACAAGATAACTTTTATCATTATCACATATAAATGATTCTTTAACTATCTTACCATCCCAATCTACATTTCTGTCAAGAGTATTAAACCCTACTACCGAAAAATCGGTATCAGCTCTTACTACTGCATACTTATAAAGAAATTCTTTTACATTTAAAAGACTATATCTATCAGATGAAATTGAAGAATGAATTTTAACTCCTTCTTCACCAATGGTATTAAATGTCAATTGACCAGAAAGAATATATTGATATAAACTCCGTCTTTGTTGTGGATGTTCAACTCCAACAAATCCTTTCTCACCAATCTCAGAACATAATGAAAATTCATTATCACATTTTGATATAAATTGTTTACAACGTGGAACACTCATAATTCTACCTTCCTCACTTTAAGACTAGATCTTCTATAATTCATTGTATCACATTCAACAATTTTGCCAACCAAATCTTGGAGATCTAATTTTCCACTTATAATTTCTGAATTGTTTTTTAGAGGTTCCCTTTCCTCATATTCTTTTACATAACGATCCCCATATTTCATCATCAAACTAGACACAAAAGAATCACAATCATAAAGATCTAAATGTTCACAATCAATAGCCATTGTCTCATAAGATTCAATAGGTTGAGGTGCATGTAATCTTGAAAACCTCACTACTATTTGATTAGTATCTGGAAGATACTCTTCGATTTTAAAAATAGATTTCATAATAATATAAAATAATTATTTAACTAATTGTACCAGGGGGTACACTGTACTCCTGATCACCTCTAATTGATCCACTATTAGATATAAAAACATTTCCTGATTGTGACATTGTTGCTCTTATGGCATCTCCATTAAGACCAGTCTGACCACCTGGCCCTCCTCCACCTACTGGGCCAGATCCATTACCTCCAGTTCCACCTGTCTGAGCAGCAACTACATCTCCTCCTCTACCACCTGGCCCACCAAATCCACCGCCGCCAGCACCACCACCACCAGCACTTTTAGTTGAACTACCACCACCAGGAGATCCAGAACCAGATCCACCAGGAGCACCAGTACCACCGTTAGCATTAGGGAATCCGGCTCCACCGCCGCCTCCGCCGCCACCGTAGTACTGATCTTCACCTTCTTTGTCAGGATCTCGGACGGCACCACCACCGCCGCCTCCGCCACCATAACCATTCTGAATTACACCCCCAGCTGCAACATTAACATCAATAGGACTATATTGAATACCTAAAGCACTACTTCCATTTTCACCAGCACCACCAGGATTATCCTCACCACTTGAACCATTACCACCATCCCCACCTTGGCCAGTAATAGTACCTTCACTACCTACATCTACTGAAAGTGTAGTTTCAGAAGGCCAAGTTCCCGTCTTTAATGCACATTTATAATGTTCAGCAGATCCTGGCATGGAAGATCCAATAGTTTTATTAACATTAATTTTAACAGTTTTTCCACCTTGCCAGTCTGTTGCATTTCTTGGAGGTCTGGTTTTTCCGGGATTACCAATAACCTCTACATCTTGATTATCATAAACAGATGCTGCATTTTTATTAGCCCATGATTCAGCCACTCCACCATAACCTTTGACGACTATATTTAATTGCTTACTATAAAAATCACTAAAACTAATTGCTCCTGACTGAGGAATACCAGCATCTAATGGTAAATTAGAAAAGGAACCTCCTTGAGGAGTATTATCAAAAGTTACCCTATAATTACCTATTTGATTGTTAAGAGGGTTTCCAAACTCTGCTGCAATTTCAGTAAAAGATAATGAAGATCCCGATGCTTTAATGGTCATTTTATATTATTTTTTAAATTATTTATACTTCTTCCAATACTTTTCATCAATATACCCCATAGAATAATGAAGATGTTCTTCCTTTAGTACCAATGTAATATCACCTACAATAGCCAATCTTTCTTGATTAAAATTATCATTCATACATTTGGTACGATGAGTTAAACTACTGGGAAAAATAGCTACATGACCTTCGGGTGGAACAACATAATATGTAGAAGCATTTTCATGATTTATTTCCTTTAACATTCTTTGCTCTTCATATTTAATATCAGAGGTGGATCCTAAAAATAAACTATTCTTATAATGAGGATTGTCAAATTCTACGGCATGTGAATGAGGTGGCATATTTACATAATAACAAAAAGATACATGACTCGTAGAATGTATGTGCCAAGGAATACATTTAGTATCTCTCATACGAGATAACCAAGTCTTTGTTATTACATAATTAAAAATATCTTTATAATTTAAAATCTCGCAGACATATTTTTTCACATGTCCTATAATTTCTGAAAAAAGAGGATCTAAAGTATCCTCTAAATGAATTAATGGATTACCAACCTTCTCACTAACAGTATTGTGTTTATCAGTTTCTTCATAATCAAATTTAGGATAGAGTTTATAAAATTCCTCTTTACATTTTTGATGTTCAACAATTTCCCCAAGATAAATTGTCGTGGGGAAAATATTATAAGTTTGATGCATAATATATTAAGAACTTGTTACTACCTCCCAACCAGAAGTACCACCAACACCAGTATATACGTTAATTTTATTTGTGTCAACATTATATATTAATGCTCCTACCGTAGTTGTAAATCCTGCTCTTTGAGCAGCAGTTACTTTTGGTGGTAACATAAATCTATATTCTACACTTGCATTAGCATCATTAGGAGTTGCTCCTGCATCCGCAAAATCAAGTGCAGATCGGAAAGTTTGAGTACCAACACCAACGGATCTAATACTTGCAGTAGAAATAGGAATACTAAGACCATGAGAATATTGGTCGGTAGTTAAAATTCCTACTCGGCCTGCTGTAGTGATATAAAACCTTGCCTGTTCAGAACCATTTATTTCTAATGCTTTATTATCTACAGTAGTTCCGATTCCTACTTTACTATCAACTTGTAAACTATAGAAAGTTGAAAGACCTGCAGTAGAATTAACATTACCCGTTAAATTACCATTAACATTCGCAGTTATAGAATCACCTAAATTAAGAGTACCATTAACAATGAGTTCATTACCAACAGTAAGATTACCAGAAGTGAAAACAGCACCAGCAAATGTGGATATACCAGAAACATGTAATGGATATTCAGGTTCAGTAATACCAATACCCAAATTACCATCACTGGTAAGAGTCATTAATCTAGTATTATTAGATCCCTTATGCCAGAAGAAATTACCTACAGTACCACCACGATTAGCCGCATCTAAGTAAAAATTAACATTACCAGTATCATAATTCAATATATCAAAAGAGTTTCTTGTACTCCAAGGGAATGATCCATTTTCATTTCCATATCTTATTGTACTCCAATAAGTAGATAAACCAGAGGTTCCTCCATCTAAACGTGCAAACTTAATCTCATCATTAACAGTAGTTACTCCTTCAACCGTAGAAATACCAGTTACATAAAGATCCTTAAATGTAGATACCCCTGTTGTATTAATTCCACCACCAACAAAGTCAGCAGCCGTAACTACACCAGAAATACTAATGGCACCTGTACCAGTTATATTATTACTATTAAGATCTAAGTCTCCACCAAGTTGAGGGGAGCTATCTCCTAAAATCTCTGTGGTAATACCTGTAAGTGAAGTATAAGGATAATTTGTAGCATCGGTTAAATCAAATGCGGGTGTCGCATCTACACCTCCAAGAGAAACTGAAACCCCACCAAATGAAACAGATGAATTATCTAAAGAAGAATTAGGTATTTCAGTAATATTAGAACCAATACCTGAGAATGAAATAGCTGTTATAATTCCAGTTGACTCAATATTTCCTGTTCCCCCGTCAAATGAAATACCTTCTCCACCACTTGAGGGATCGGCACCAATTATTAAGTCATATTTTTCATAAGTTACTTCAGTTCCTATACCTACCTTTAAGTCTGTTGCTACACCACTTCTTACAATACCAGAACCTACTGCTTGATTGGCAACCCATCCTTCAGTCGTATATCCAACGACATCAGTTAAATATAATCCACTACCATAATAGTAATTAGCAGTAACAATACCAGCATTAAGAACTGCAGTATTATTGGAATCTGCTCCTTGAGTTATATCTGTGGTTCCTATCCCAACACTTCCTAAAATTGTAGAAATTCCAGTAGTATAAAAATTACTTGCAGTAACTAAGCCTGTTACACTTACATCATCTCTAAAAGTAGAAGATCCATATACCTCTAAATTATCAGTTGGAATGGTCGTTCCCAGCCCAACTAATCCAGCTGCATTTACAACAAATTTATCTGTATCAACTTGTATCCCATTTTGAAAATTATAGGATTTATTATAATTTGCCATTGATAGCTACAT